AAAACACGTGAGGTCGTCCAAAAACATAAAAGCAAGGGATAACTTGTGGAACATAACCAGCCTCGTTTAACCAAAAGAGAGAAGAGAATCGCCAGACAGAATAATGATGTCCAAGACGGATTATCATTTAAGACTCAAAACTTCAATCTCAAGAACGTCAACCCACTCACAGAGAATCAACGAATTGCATTTGAGGCATTCGATGCTGGAAAGCATCTGATGTTACACGGTATGGCTGGGACCGGCAAGACATTCATCGCATTAGCAAAAGCGATTGAAGCGCTGATGGAAAAAGAGGGTGTACAAAAAAAGATTTATATTGTAAGATCAGTAGTACCAACACGTGATATGGGCTTCCTTCCGGGTAACCAGAAGGAGAAGATGAAGGTCTACGAGGCACCTTACTATGCTATCTGTACCGAACTGTTTGATCGGTCTGATGCATACGAGGTGTTAAAGCAGAAGAATGGGATCGAGTTCATCTCGACCTCGTTCGTTCGTGGTATCACCATGAACAACTGCTATGTGATTGTGGACGAGGTCAACAACATGACCTTCCATGAACTCGACTCGGTTATCACACGTATTGGCAAGGGTTGTAGAGTAATATTCTGTGGTGACTTCCGTCAGTCAGATCTTACGAAGGACCAAGAACGCAACGGACTGAAGGACTTCATGAGAGTCATCGGTAAGTTGAATGACTTTGTACATGTTGACTTCCTCGAACAGGATATTGTTCGATCGAAGCTAGTGAAGGAATATATCATTGCACGCCAGAAACTCGGTATCCAACCCTAAAGAATTTACATGGTACACGGATGAATTCGATCACTTCCCACGGGAGGAGATTGATGGCATTCGTCATTATGTGACACCTAATGGAAGCTATCCATCGGTAACCACCGTTCTCAGCAAGATGCTGGATAAGTCTGGTCTTGATGAATGGCGCAAACGTGTAGGTGAGGAAGAAGCTAACCGTGTCAGTCGACTGGCTGCCACGCGAGGTACTAACATCCACAATATGTGTGAGAACTACGTTCGGGGAGAGGACGTGGATGTTAGTATGCCTTTCAACGCATACATGTTCAATCAGGTTAAGAAGGTTCTGGATGAACACGTCGACGACATCGTAGGATGTGAGTTGACACTAGTATCGGACGAACTCAAGATCGCAGGATCTTGTGACCTGATTGCACTGTACGACGGTAAGCTGTCTATCATCGACTACAAGACGTCTGCCAAGAACAAGATGAAGGGATGGATCGAGTCCTACTTTCTTCAGACATCACTCTATGCATATATGCTATGGGAGATGACTGGTATGATGGCCAAACAGTTAGTCATCATCATTGCAGTAGATGAGGAACCGGTTCCACAGGTCTTCATCGTCAAGCCTCGAGAATATCTAGAGAAAGCTGCGGCTCTCTGTCGAGCCTATCACAACCAATAAGAAAATGCGGCTTCGGTCGCATTTTTTTTAACTTTTTGATGTACATTATTTTGAAAACAATGTATGGTGAAACTATAATGATGAAGGAAACAAATATGACTTACGAAGATTTTGACGACCTGTTTGAAACCCATGATGATATGTACGAAAAGTACATGGAATTTATCGTTGAAAACGCCGACGGTGAATGGCCGATCTGCAACGGTGATGATGTCATCGAAGCAGCAGAATGCTTCTATCTGTTCGAAGAGTTTCGTGCACACTGGATTGCTGCCAACGCATAATAGTTGTGTACATTAATTCAAAACTGTATATAATGGTATATACCAATTGTGATAAGGAATTAGATTATGGAAAACACCTACTGGAACCGTAAAGGTACTTACGAGAATCTTGTTGCAGAGCTGAACAAGCTTATCCCTGTCATGGGTGAGATCGCAGGATCTAATAACCGTAAGCTAGAGAAGTTCCGTAAGGCCTCTAACGCCTACTACGATATCTTCAACAACGGTGGTTGCAATCGTGGTGCACAAATCCGTGGTATCTTCGGTTTCGGTATGACTACCATGTCTGAAGTTGTCTGGGGTGAACACGGTAAGTATCGTAAGTACAACTGGAATGCTATCCATGCAATCGTTGAACCTATCATGGATAAGATCATCCTGGCTGCTGCCAAAGAACAGGACGTCCGTGACTGGGATCGTCAGGCTGAACAGAATGTCTACGATCGTATGGTGGAAGCATGAAACTCTCTAAAGCACAGCTACAATACATCGGCCGTGAACGCGCCAGGATGGATCAGCGCCTGAAGGATCTTAATACCTTCGGTGATGACATCTACAAGAGTGCAGATCTTTCTGCCGAACGCGGTCGTATCTACTACGATCAATGGTTCTATAACCATATGCTCAAGCTGCACAACGTAGAAGTTGAAGTTGAAAAGGTGATGTCAGAATGATGGATTGGTACTTCCCACAAGATGTCCATGAGGCAGCACACCGAGACTATATCAAGAAGACCGGCATCGATGCAGAGGATCTTCGTCGGTACTGTCTCGATAACATCGACTTCTTCTTTGACGTCTCATTCGCCTTTGTCGAACGTGCACCTCCACCTTTCATGAAAAAATAATGCATAATTTTTAAAATAGTTATGTACAAATTATCAAAAGTATCGTAGAGTGAATAATAACGAATGGAGATTTACATGCCTTATTTTCTTATGATTGCCGGTCTGATCACGATGTGCGTTCCCGAAGAAGCCGGGTTGCTTCGGTTTGCTCTGCAGGCTGGATTCGGTCTGATGATGTTTGGCCTTGGTATTCGTATCCTGCTTGAGGAAAAAAGTGCATAATTTCGAAAATAGTTGTGTACAAATTATCAAAACTTTGGTAGTATGAATAATAAGCTAAGGAGATTGTTATGAACAAAGTTACTCGTGATATCGCTGCAATGCTTGAAATCAGTCTTGATGACGCCGTCCGCATCCAGTACGAAATGGAATGCAATGGTTTCGACTTCAGCGAGTGCACTGCTAATCAGTTCATGCGTGAAATTAAGTACCAACGTACAGCTTTGTCTATCTAATCTTATTTGAAACTGAAGGAATTTTATTATGGCACATATGATTGAAATGATCGACGGTCAGGCTTCGATGGCTTGGGCAGGCGATCTTCCCTGGCACGGTCTCGGTACGAAGGTCTCGAACGACCTGACTCCTGAGCAGATGCTTAAGGCTGCAAACCTCGACTGGAAGGTTACTCCAGTTCCTGCATTCGCCGAGATCGGTGGCAAGCAGGTAGATATCGGTCGTTCGGCTCTGGTCCGTGACCGTGACAACCGCGTCCTCGACGTCATCACGAATGACTGGATTCCTAACCAGAACTCAGATGCTTTCGAGTTCTTCAACGACTTCATCGCCGCTGGTGAGATGGAGATGCATACCGCTGGTTCGCTTCGTGACGGTCAGATCGTATGGGCTTTGGCCAAGATCAAGGACTCCTTCGAGTTGTTCAAGGGCGACCAGGTTGATTCCTACATGCTCTTCACGAACCCTCATAAGTATGGTTCGTCAATCGATGTTCGTTTCACACCGATTCGTGTGGTCTGCAACAACACTCTGACTCTGTCGCTCTCGCAGAACTCCAGCCAGGTTGTCAAGGTTTCGCACCGCAACGAGTTTAACGGTGACGCTGTCAAGGAAACGCTTGGCATCGCCAAGGAGAAGCTCCAGTCCTACAAGGAAATGGCAGCGTATCTTGGTTCGAAGCGTTACAACGACGAGAACATCGTTGACTACTTCAAGCGTGTCTTCCCTGTGACTGGTGCCAAGAAGGAGATCAGCAAGAACGCTGAGATCGCTCTCAACATCATCGATCAACAGCCTGGTGCCGAGTATGCCGAGGGTACATGGTGGCAGGCATTCAACGCCGTCACCTTCATGACCGACCACGTCATCGGTCGTTCGGCTGATAACCGCCTCCAATCTGCCTGGTACGGTTACAACAAGGGTCTTAAGACTCGTGCCCTTGAGTCTGCAGTTGAATTTGCAGACGCAGCATGATGAACATCAAGGATATCCGTGTAGTTCAAAAGCTTCGGAGAGGCGAACGTCTCGTCAAAGAAGATGAGAACTACACGGGCAACCCGCCAGGCTTCGTGACCATTGAACATTTTGTCGAGATGACATCATGGAAGCTCCAGATTAAGCGGGATGGTTTTGCTGCGGAATGGGAAGACATTCCTGTCATCGAAGAATATGAAGATGAGGAGTATGAAGATGTTTGAGGTTAAGAGTCGGTCCCCAGAATCCTGGGGACCTCTTGCCGCTATTAGCGAGAGTAAGTTTAATCAGATCCTGAACAGCCGTCATGGTTCTGCAAAGGACATGATTAAGAAGATCAAGAAGCTCAAGACGTATAAGGTCACATTCAAAAAGGTTTGGAACTCAGACTACTATGAGATTCAGGCTGAAGATGACTACTCTGTGCAGACTGCAGCTAAACAATACTTTAAAGAGAATGCAGAATCCATCGGTTTCAAAGAACAAGCTCGCAATCAGTGGGCAGATGGTTATCCTGGTTATGATTCAATTAGTTTTACAAAGGTAAGGAGTTAAATTATGTTTTGGTTGTGGTTGATTTTTGCTATTGTACTCTTTGCAATTAGCACATATTGTATCGGACGATTCGACAATAGTGATCCAGTCGGTTTGTTTTGGTTATATTTTATTGGTTCACTGTTGTGGCCGCTTGTACTCACTGCCGTAGTTATTGCCGGTCCGTTTTTCGGTCTCTTCTGGCTTGGTGATCGTAAGCGTGAGAAGCTCAAGAAGGAAGAATCTACCAAGAATAAATAAGTTCATGGTAGAAGAAAACGGAATGTACTTTGTTGGAATGTGCCTAGAAACTGAGGATGACGATGTCGTCTTTCCAGTCATGTTCAACACAAAGAACTATAAAGAAGCTTTGATACTTGCCTCCTGTATCGCCGATGGTGATCCAAGGAAACGAGTGATGTATGCTGATATCAATGAAGACTATTTTAGAGAGTGATTTATGAAAAAGATTCTTGCTAGTTTAATTGCAGTTTCGTTACTTGCAACCCCAGTCATGGCACGTGAACATCGTGATGGCAACCGTAAGGAACATCGCGAAAAACGTAAAAGTGGTTGTGGTTGGCTCTGCGGGGCTATCATCGGCGGTGTTGTTGTAGGAGCTCTGAGTTCTAAGCGTGAACAAGAACCAGAGTACGACAACCGCTACTATCCACCAGATTATCGTTATGATCGACGTTACTGTGTCCGCGAACAGATTGTAGAGTGGCGCTACGGTGAACGTTATGTCTATTGGCAAACCACCTGTAATTAAGGAAAATATATGAAGAATTTTATTGCTTTGGCGCTAGTGATGGCGCTGACTACCCC